CCGGAATACTGCTACCACCACCTTCTACTGCAAAAAGTCTATTGAATCGTAGGTTCCGCATTACCAACTCCTAGTTGTTGACCAGTACTCTGTGGGGCACCACCATTTTCAGCTGCTGGAGCGCCCTGTTGTGATGCTTGCTGTTGGGGCTGCATCATTCCGCCCTGTGCCATCATCTGTTTCTGCATATCCATCATTTGCTTCTGAAGATCCATGTCCTTATGCATCTTCATGTGCAGTAGTACGTTCTCATATCCAGCTGGATTATCGAGTTTGCACAGTCTACCAGCATCACTAACTAGCCAACGACGGTCAATATCGGCTGCAAGAGGATGATTATCCACATCCATATCAGGTTCAATACTTGGCAGCCTAGTAGGTGGCGGTGGAGGCATTCCCATCATCATAGCCTGCTGTTCCATCATTGGATCAGGAGGCAATTCATAGGGTTCAGAGTTAATAAGTAGCTGAATCTCCTCATATTCCTTGGTTCTATCGTCTTCACCAGGAATAATGTAGTCATCCAGTCCAATTGCCTTCTTAATGTATGGAATATTCTCAGGTGAAGCGAGAGTATTGGTAATTCCTTCATTATTCAGCTGAAATAACTCCATGATGGCGTCTTTCTGCTGATTCCACGTAATTGGGAGATTTTCATTCGCTTCAAGTTCAACTGAGCCAATTTTACCATGCAGTTCAGACATACGGATGAAGACATTGACGAAATTACCAAATTCATCCTTCTGAACTTGTTTTTCGTCATCCTTCATAGCCTTGATATAGAGTGGAATAGCCTTACCAAACACGTTCTTCCACCACAAAAGGAGCATTTTCCATGTTCCCTGTAGTCTCTGAAGTGCCTGTGCCCTGCTCATACTGTACTCACTAGCAGTACGGGAACCACTCATCTGCCCACCGAACAGAGAGGGGAGAGCACCAGATACCATCTGTCCAATTTCCTGTACTTTCTCAGCGAAGGGTAGTACTTCCTGTGAGAGAGTAGCTGTTTTTACCTCATAGAATCCTTCACTCAGAGGTTTGCCTGTTTTTGGTGTAGCCGGGTATATTCCTCCAGGTATAACTTCAGAATTGCGATACGCATTAAAGTTTAGAACTTTAGGATCAGCAAATGTTTGCGGTATTCCATGCTCAACAGTCTGAAGAACGAGACTAATGAGATCATTCGTAATGTCCTGTACTGAAGTGAGAAGTAGACCAATCGGATCAAAGTGAATATAGTCCGAGAGAGGGTTGTGCGTGATTGTCCAGTAGTCATCTAGCTTCTCATTGCAGCCATACGCAACTAGATCATTAGCAAGTTCTACTTTCACACCATCAGGAAACTGTTCCTTCAGGTTCTCCATCTCCTCTTTAGTGAGAATATTGAATGCGCACGGACGGAACCACGCATATCGACATGTAATGTTGTTTACTGGATGTTCACCCCGATACTGTGGACTCGTACGACCCCACTGCTCGTACTGGTCGTATGCAGAGCCACCCTTAGTAATTTTCTCTCGGAGATGTGGATATTTTTCGAGTACATTTGCATAATGAGTCTCATAAGAGTAAATAAGGTATGAGCATTCGGATTGGTTCCTCGCCCAGACCGGCACTTTGACAAATAGACCACCATAGACTTCCATCTTTACCCGTGACTTCGGGTGATGAGTTTCTCCAACAAGTCGAGTGATTGTACTAGTCTGATCTTGTCTATCAGGAATAACATATTTAGCACAGTTAGGGCACAATTCGAGCCCTTCATCAATCAGATAATTGACATCCGCATCTTCAGGAGTAGGAGTAAACTTATCCTCCTGCTGTTCAGTAATAGCCGGATCTGTCATATTTACTTGACAGATGGGGCATATCTTCTGCTCTTCGTGAATAGTCCGGTCTTCGTAGTTCTTCTTTGTATAAGTGCCGTATTCTTCATCTTCCTTCGTATATGTATAACACGCGGTCATTCCCTCCGTCACGAAGACAAAGAGAGAATGCAACCAAAACAGAGGAATATCGTTATGCTTGAAGATTAGAGCCGCAATCTTATCGCCCGTCTTAGCAGTGATTACGTCAATCGGATTATCAGCATCATCAGGATAGCAAGTGATAGGAGGTACGGTAACACTAAGAGCAGCAATAATAGATTCGAGATATGCTCGATAGACATTAACTGGCTTATCGTAGAAGGCTTGATCCGATTCATCACTCGCTGCACCAGCGACTCGCCAATCATGAGCTACCTCAGAATAGTAAGTATTCTGGATATTTTCCCACATTAGCTTTAGCTTACGCCATGTGCGAATTTGTCTATCACGCACACCTCTATCTTCATCGTCGAAATGATCGACGAGTTGCTTCAATAGAGCTTTTGTAGCGTCGTCTAGCTCTTTAGGCTTATCACTACCTTTCCCAGCCATTAGTTCATTTCCTCTTCAGGATTACGCTTACGCGCACGACGGGGAGTAGCCTGGTCTAGATTCTGCTGAAATGAACTAGGTTGATCAGTAGGTGGCTGATACTGTGGATAGATAGGTGGCATAGGTGTCCGTACGTCTGGATCACCTTCTTTAAGGGGAGGACTAATGATGTCGTATCCAGCACGCCACGGCTGATTCCTAAGAGCATCATTTGTTCCACGCGCGAGTGCCTGTGCCATACTAGACCCAGAGTAGTTACTACCACGTGGAACAGCCTGATTTCCAGAAGATGTGTCGGAGGTTACTGCGGTATTACTATCTCCGCCTCCGCCCATCTGACTCAAAGCAACTGAACCAAGTCCTGCCAACTGACCCTGCCAGCCACCCAATCCAGTATTACCACCACCACCTGGAATCTGTTCAGTACCCACTCCACGAGGTGAAGCACCCATTGCAATGCTAGCACCAGTACCAACCTTACCCAGAGTGTTCTGCCAACCACTTAATCCGTTACTTACCTTACCAGCCGTACTAGCCGCGCGTGCAGCATTGGCAGCAGCACCAGCCTTACTTAGGCCAGTTATTGCTCCACCCATACCCATACTACTAGCAAGACCAGCACCCATGCTAATACCGCCCAAGATTTTATCGAACTTGGAAGGTGCGAGTCCCTTAGCAATAGCATTCTTCGCATCATGTTCGGCCCATTTCTGACCCAACTTCTGCGTAGCTCCAGTAGCCATTAGTGACGCGCCACCAGTAAAGGGCGCAGCCACATATGGTGCAGCCTGAAGCGCAATCTTTCCTAGCTTATTCCAAAAGCCCACTGTACACCTACCTCACATTTACTGGGAGGTTAACAATACCAAACATGGAGAGGATGTATAATACAGAGAACAGAATTACAACAGCTCTGATGAGCATCTGAATGGGTGGGCTCAGAGGAACATATGTCTCGACCAAATAGAGACAGAATCCTAGGACGACGAGAATAACGATCATTTGAATCATGAGATGCCTACCTCTTTCTCTAGGTCAGCGATCTCCTTAGTTCGATCGCGTATAATCTTAGCCTTAGCACGATCCTCAGATTCCAACATCTGCTGTCTTACACGCCATGGAGTGAATGGAGGATTAACAGGTACATGTTCTTCCTCTTTAATAGAGGGTGGTTCGGGTTCCTTATTTGCTAGAAGTCTATGTAACAAATCCTTACGCTCTCTATTGCTCTCATCGAGCATAGAACGAAGAATCTCACATGACTCACACGGCTCATCAGAAAGCCCGAACCACTTATACATTAACTGTTTTAGCATCTGGAGGATTCCATCTATCTGGATGACATGTATAACCACAAATCCCATTAGGTGGACATTTTGGATGGATTATAAGTTTAGCTGGTAATCCATCTCCACACTTGGGGAGCATACGAAAATGACCACAACCAGAACTAATGACGATAACGACCAACAGGCTTAATAGTCTCGTCACTGTCGGTCTCTACTTTTCGCATGTTACGATAGTAGGCAGTCCAATCCTGGTCCTGACTAAGCTGTTGTACCAATCTATCTTGTGCTTCAACCCGCTTGAATTCTTCGTTTGCTTCGCCAAAGAAACTCTCAGCTGCATCAACAAGATACCGCAGACCATCAATTGGGTCGTCCCCATCGAATTCCGCAATATCTTCGGCTGCCTTGTTTCCCTTTGGCTTATCATAGCTACATGCCTTAATAGCTTCTACCAAAACAGGACACGCATCCTGAAAAATCTGCAATTTTGGGATATTAATCTCTGGTTCTACTGGATTGAATGAAGCAAGATATGAATTATACTCTTTCAATCCACGATTACGGTGAATCCACATGGCATAATCTTCATTATACATCCCAATTTCCTGTGGATTAATCAGTTTTGGCTGCCACCGTAGGTACTCATGTATAAGCTGCTTACCAGCAATCCTACTTCCGGGGGTGTTATTGGATAACTCGACAGAAACTCCAAGTTCTGCCTCAAACTGTTCATGAATTGTATGTACTTGCCCCCTATCT